ATAATAGTAGTTTATACAGGCAGGATTCGCAAGAGTCCTGTCTCTAAAGCCTGATAAGTCAGGCTTTAGAGACATTTTTGGAAGGCACACTATGGCTGTTAATTTAATTACAAAAGCAGATTGTAAAGCTTATTTAGGAATTACTAGCAGTAATAGAGATGCTGAAATTGATCTATTAATACCTAAGGTAAGCAAACTAGTACAGACTTATTGTCGACGCGGCTTAACTGAATATGCAAGCGCAAATGTATTTACACAATATAGTGATGGTGGAGTAGATAAAATAATACTACATGAAACACCTATTGTAAATATAATTAGCATTGCCAAAAGTATAGACTATGGGCAAAATTATACAAATTTAACACAGTATACAGACTGGGTATTAGGTATAGATGAATGTATATATCCACTTAATACACTTAAATATTTTGACCCGTATTTAAACGGCTATAAAATAGAATATTTTGGTGGTTATGATGAACTACCAGACGATTTAAAACTAGCAGTATTAGATCTTGTAGAATACTACATGAAAAATAACAGTGCTGTACATGTTAACAGAGATGTTACACCAAACGTAACTCAAATAAATTATGTAACTACTAGTAATTTTCCGGCACATATTAAACGTGTACTAGACCAGTATGTAGCGGATTATACATAATGGCTATAAAGCAAATACCTTTTAGTGTAACCGCTAATATAGAAAATTTTTTAGCCGGTATAGCTATAGAAGAATCTAGAAATAGTTCTGATAAACAAAAAGCAGCTAAAAAAATTGACTCATATTTAAATGGTATAGAAACAGATTTACGAGAAGTCTATGATAAATATATACCAAATGTATTAGTAGCTAGTCCCACTGCTATAACTAATTTAATTGTAAATAGGATGCAAGAAGATCCATTACAATTTTTAGACCCAAGCGGTGCAAAAAATATAGTAGAAAAATTTGCTGATACTAATAGCGAATATTACAGAAGATTGCATACCAGAATTAATAGAGCTTTATTAGTATATCATACAAAATTACTAAAACAACAAGGTGGAATGACAAACCCAATAGCTGAATTAAATAGACTATCTATGAGACTATTTAATAGAGCTAGAAAAATTGATAACGCAGTTTCAGCCCGAGTTTTAGGCATGGAATTTGCAAATAGTATTAAACAAGTATTCGGAAGTAAAGCTATATTAGCAGCTATTGAACCTGGCTTAGGGGAAGGCTATGTATTCTTTTCTAGCTCGTTTACTGCTATAGGTGATGCAATACGTAACAATTTATATAATCATATTGAAAGTGTTTTAAGATCTATAATAGGTCCGCTAGAGTTTTCAAGCAAGTATAAAACAGGAAGTATTGTTAATATAGGTCACGCAGCACTAGTTAATGATATTGGTCAATATGTAAACAGCCCAGCTTTTGCAAAAGCCATGTATAGTATATCTACAGGAGGATCAAAATTATATGCTCCTGAACAACTATCACAGGGAGCGTCCTTCTTTAAAAAAGAAAGCCGAATTATTGAAAATAAAATTACTGTAGACCGAGAGTTTACAGGGCCAGAAAAAGGATATGCTGCCTTACTTACTTTAGGAATAACTTTTACTAATTTTGAAGATGCAGCTATAAATCAAGATCGTGGTAGAAGATACGAACGAACGGCCTTAACCAAGATAGGTACTCCTAAAAAAGTAAAACTAACAACTAGTCAGCGAAGAAATTTATTCGATACACTATTTAAGCGTGTATTAAAAGGAAGCCCTCATTTAGCGCAAGGGTCTAGAAGTATACTAGAATATATAGATGAAGTAATAATAGCAGCTTTAACAGGTAAAAAAGCTCGTAGAGAAAAATCTAAAAAAACTTATAGCTCAAAAACTACAAGAACAGACTTTGTACCTAAAACAAATACAAAAGCAACTAAATTTAAAAAACCAGCATATCCTAAACAAGTAGCAAATTTACAGAAAAATACTACTGAATTTGACATACAGGATGAGGGTTTATTGAGTTTACAAAATTTGCTAAATGCTAAACTTGTAGAACGCGTAAAACAAAATATGGGTACTGGTGGTAGACGTGATATACTTAATCTACGCAGCGGCCGATTTGCAGAAAGCGTACACGTAGAACGTTTAAGTGCTAGTAAAGCTGGAGCAATTACAGCATTTTATACTTATATGCGCAACCCTTATAGTACGTTTAGTAGTGGTGGAGCCCAACAGTATCCACGCAGCAGAGACCCTAAACTGCTAATCTCTAAGTCAATAAGAGAATTAGCCCAAACAATAACACAACAACGGCTAAGAGCGGTATTAGTATGACAAAACGTACACAAATAGTCGCGGCAATTGTTGAGGCGATTAAAAATAGTATTAATGGTAGTAGTCCTTATATAACCAACTTACAAAATCAGTGCTTTGCCAAACTAAAGTTTTGGGATGAAGTAAATGATTTTCCTAGTGTTTTTGTAACACCAGGCACAGAAACGCGTGAATACTTGCCTAGCAATTTTGCCTGGGGATTTTTAGGTGTTTGCGTAAAAGTATATTGTAAAAGCGAAGATAATGCACAGGAACAACTTGAACAACTACTAGCTGACCTTGAAACCTGCATAGATAACAACCGTCAACTAGTCTACGATTCAACCACAGGTTATGAAACAACCGAAATTTTGATAGCATCTATAACTACAGACGAGGGCCTACTAGCTCCCTATGCAGTTGGTGAGATTAACTTACAGGTCCGCTATCAGATCATGTAAGCAACAATGCCGGTTTATCACTTACAGATAAATATCTTGTACTGATAACCAGCACTTTAAAAAAGGAACGAGATATGAGTAGTTGCGGTTTTAATCTAATTCGTAATGCGCGTATGTTCTTTACAACCAATGTTAACGCAGAAACAGGTGTTGTAAAAGCAACGGGATTCACAACAACAAATACAAAAGAAATTCAGGTACTAGATGGCCTAAGTTTCAGCCAAAATACAACTGCAGAAACAGTAACAATTAATGAGGCTGGTGATAGTCCAACACGTGGTCAGCGTAATTTTAATACTGCCCTAGAACCAGTTGAACTAAGTTTTAGCACTTACCTACGCCCATTTTTTGCTGAAAATACTACTACTATTGCTTATGATGCCGACGATTACGTAGAAGCAGAAGAAGACGTACTTTGGAATGCATTTGCTGCTGGTTATGTTGATGGTAGTAGTGAACTAATTGGCGGTGCAACTGCTGCTTGGACAAAAACTTCAGGTGCTGCAGGAGAACCACACAGTGACTTAAGCTATGATATGAGCGGCAAAAACCAACTGCAAAAGTTCGGTGTAATTATCGTCTTAGACAGCACTAGCTATATTATTGATAATTGCGTACTAGATCAAGCAAGTATTGACTTTGGTATTGATGCAATTGCTACTATTGCTTGGACAGCTCGTGGTAGTGCACTACGTAGTGTCGACTTAAGTGCTACAACAACACCTGTAGCTGGAACAGTAACATTTAGTGGTAACTTCCTAACAGGCGACTCACCCGCCAGCGCTGTTACACGTACAAACGTAAGTATTAATGATGCAACAGACGTATTTACCTACGCATCCCACGGATTACGTAAGGGTATGCAAGTAACTGTTGCAGCACCTGGTGCCGGAGCATTACCTACAGGTTTAACAGCAGGTACATATTACGTTATTGAAGTATTAACTGCTAATACCTTTAAACTAAGTGCCACACTAAATGGTACAAGTATTGATGCTACAAGTGCTGGCGGTGCTTGTAATATTACCTTTAACGAAGATACTGCAGCCGACGTTGCCAAGGCCAAAGTTACAACAGCACCTTTCTTAGCTAACAAACTAAGTGCGGTTACTGTACAAGACGGCATTGGTGGAACAGGTACAAGTTATACACTAGCATTAACAGGCGGAAATATTACATTTAGTAATAATGTTACATATCTAACACCTGCTAACTTAGGAACTGTTAATAAGCCATTTACTTATTTTACAGGTACTCGTGCTGTTAGCGGTAGTATTAACTGCTACTTAAGAACAGGAACAAACCGCAGTGCGCAGCTACTAAGCGATATGTTAGTAGGCAGTGCTAGTGATGTTGAACCTGATTTTAAGATTGTATTAAGTATTGGTGGAGCTAATACCGCAGGCACAAACAGAATTCTTGTAACATTACCTGCTTGTGTACTTACAATCCCAGCTATTAATACAGAGCAAGTTGTTAGTTCAACAATTAACTTTACAGCTCAAGGTTATAGTAGTAGTGCTTTTGCTATCGACCAAAACAACGAAGCAACAGTTACATATTACGCAGCTAAGACCTAATAGTTTTACAAACCGGGGGTGATTACACCCCCACCTACTAACCCTAAGGATTTAAT